ATGCGCCGAGTTTCAGCAGCAGGCGATTTTCCAAGGCGGCAAGGTCGGCCTTGGTCGCTACGCCGATGGGCGAGTTGAAGGTTTGCGCCAGTGCGTCGGCCATTGCCTCGGCCTGTTCGGGCGGGACCTTGGCGTCGCGCAGGCGGCGGACATAGGCGAGCGTATCGAAGGCGAAGCTCATTGCGGGCTATCCTGTTTCGGCGCTGCAGCGCGCGGCAGCATCTCAACCAGCTCATCCAGTTCCGCCACCCGCTCTTGGCAGAGGGCGAGCAAGTCGAGATAGACGCCGTCCGGAACGTCATACGATCCGTCGACCCATCGGCGCACGGTGCGGTCGGACACCTCAAGATCGCGGGCGACCTCGGATTGCCAGCGAGGCCCGTAGAGGGCTTCGCCGACACGCTTGAGTAGGCGGCTGCTCACGGGCTTAGGCCTCCAACACGTCAACCATCACGGCGATGACGCGCACCGTCTCGCCCGTCGCGCGGTCGATCAGGTCGCGGCCAATCTTGCGGCTTTCGCCCTTGGCAAAATTCTCAGCGGCGCCCAGCGAGCGGGTGTCGTGCGTCTTGACGCCGCCACCGGCATACAGGGTCGTCACGCGGTGGGTGAGCGGGCGGGCGAGTTGGGCTTGCAGGAAAGTTTCGGTGTTCATGGCTGCGGGCCTCCTGCCCGGTTCCGGCGGGGCCGATCCCCATCCGGTATGTCCTAATTAGTGGACACGGCGGCGGGTGTCAACTGCTTTTCTGGTGCGGGGAACTACCTAGCCTGCCGTTTCACGGGAAACCGACTGGCCCGCCCACCGTCTGTTCGTCGGCGCACAGCCGGGGCCGTTGGTGCGTTTTTGCGGGCCGGGGCCACCGGACATAGGGTCGGGCGCCGGGCGCATGGGCGGGCCTCCCGCGAGTCAGGCCGCCGCCACCATCTCGATCCGCCGCCCGATCCAGCGCATGACGTTGACCGCCATCGAGTTCCCGAGCGCCTTGTAGCGCGGGCCGTCGGCGGCTGGCTTGCCGCGATACGGAACGGCGGTGTAGTTGTCGGGAAATCCCTGCAGGCGCTCGCACTCGAGCGGCGTAAGTCGGCGCACAGCCCATGATTGCGCCACATACGACTTGGACGACCCGCCTGATGCCGCGCGGATGTTTGCCGTGTGGTGCGGCCCCTCGAACTGCGATCCGCCCTCACGGCCGCGCATGTCGAACGCCACCGCCGGATAACCCTGGCCCGGCTTGCCGCCTGCGACTTTCAGCGAGCCAGCCGTGTCGCTCACTGTGAGCTCGCCGCGTTGGTTCTCGTGGAACGCCACCGCAATCGATGTCCCGTCCGTGTCGAGCGGGCCGGTCACGTCGCCGTACTGGATCACGTCGATCGGCACCAGCGGCGTGCCGCGCCCGGTGCCGTCCTCGCTCGCGTCGAAGCCGTCAGCCTTCAGGGCGTGGGCGACCATCGTCTGCCCCTCGTCCATCGTCCCGAGACCGCCACCGCCTGTAGGGCGTGCGCTAATTGTCGGGGCAGCTCTTTGCCCCGCTTGTCGGCGCGGCGCAGGATGCCCTTGCAGGCTCTCGCGCTCAAAAAGTACTGCTGCGGCAGCTCTCCAGTTTCCAAGACATCCGACAACGAACACACGCCGACGTCGCTGGGGGACGGGCCCGCTCAAAGCCGTCCACTCGGACGTACTGAGCGTCAAGCACTCGCCAGGCCGCATGATACCCGAGTTCTGCCAGCCCTCCGATGAAGGCGCCAAAGTCGCGTCCCCCATCAGATGACAGGACACCGGGGACGTTCTCCCAAAGAATCCAGCGGGGCCGATAGCGGTCAGCAATTGCAAGATAGACGAGCGCGAGGTTCCCTCGAGGGTCAGCCAGTCCTTGGCGAAGTCCTGCGACCGAGAAGCTTTGGCAAGGGGTTCCTCCGACGAGAACATCGAGAGCTGCATCGGGCCATTCCTTCCAGCGGTTCATGTCACCGAAGTTCAGCACGTTCGGATAGTGGTGCGCCAACACGGCTCGCGGGAATGCCTCCGTCTCGGCGAAGGCAACCGGCGTCCAGCCGAGCGGCTTCCATGCGACGCTCGCCGCCTCGATGCCGCTGCATACGGACAGGTATCTCACGCCTTGCCTGCTGGTACTCATGCAAATCCCCTTGCCAGCGGCCAGTCATGGCTAATCACTTATGGACGTTGCGCTCGGCTAAGAATTCTCGCCCAACGCTTGACGGGATTTCGGACATGATGACGTCAACGATATGATGCAATGCTTCATTCAACTGCCCGTTTTCCGCCCGCAGCCGCTCGATCTCGTCGGCGGCCTTGATGGCCGTTACGTCGTTATGTCTGAGCCGCAGCGCCTCTACGATGTCGGTCATGCCGCCGCCCTCCATTGCCCAAGCGAGACAAGGCGCGAATGCTGGTACGACAACGTTGGTGCTGGAGAGCCAGCACCCACGCAAACAGCCTTGCCGCCGGTTAGGGAATTTGAGAAATTCCCTATATATTTCAGTAAGCGAAAAGACCCAGTTAGGGAATGTAACCCATTGATATCAAACGAAATGTACCAACCGGGAGGAGTACGGTTAGGGAATTTCACCATTGATATCATTGCGCTTTTCCCGAAATTCCCTAACTTCGCGGCCGAGGTTAGGGAATAGTTCCGGACTTTTCAAACAAGAGTTTGCCTTGTAGCGGGTGCTTATCGACGCGCGGTCTCGACGGACACGACCACGACCGGCCGGGCGTCTCACCGATCAGTCGCCATCCGGCCGCTGTGAGAGACGTGCCCCGGTTCGCTGGCGAGGATATACGTACCCACGCGCCGATGCCGAAGATCAGCGAGCGCCACTTGATCTCGGCTATGCCGGTGATGGGAGGCGGGCGTCCGATGCCATTCCACAGGAACGGAACGAACGCCCGATCGAGCACCTGCTTGTCGATCAGCTTGATGTGCTTCACGCGGCCGCAAGGCCCTCCGGCAAAATTTCCGCCCCTCCAATGTTTAGGGCATATGCCATGACCGACATCTGCATGACACAAGAGGACGCCGACAATCTTGACGCCGTGGTTCACGTGCTGGGGATTGAGGATAGCCACGTAACGCCTGCGGAGGCGGTCAGGAGGTTGCAAGACAGGATCGATAGGCTGCAAGCCGTTTTGAGTGATCTGCTCGATACCACGCCCGAGGAACGACAAGACCTTTGCATTTGGTTTTCGCGCGTAGAAGCGGCTCGCGTCGCATTAACCGCGGGGGAGTGACCATGCCGCTTCACGAAGGCGTTTGCTTCATCCAGTCCGATGCGTTCAATGGTCATCATTTCCCGACTTGTATCAGATCGATCGCGGCCGTTCCCAGTTTCGCGTTGCTGATGCCGCGCGCATAGGTGCGGATCTCGTCCAGGTCGGCATGGCCGGTCACCGCCGCGACCTGGTACTCGGTCGCGCCGGCTTCCAGCATGCGGCGCACGATCGCCTTGCGCAGCCCGTGGGCGCTGCATTCCGGCAGGCCGGCCTCGTCGCACCAGTCGCGCATCTTGTTCGACAGGCCGCCTTCAGCGAACGGCTGGCGGCGCTCCGAGACGATGTAGGTCTTGACGCCAACCACCTTGGTTGTTCGCAGTACGCGAACCAAGTCCGGGTGCGCTCTGAACTCGACGACATGGCCGGTCGTGCGCGAGGTCTTCTTCGGCTTGATCCGCACCATGCCGTCGTAGAGGTGCTCGGGGCCGAACAGGCGCGCGTCGGAGATGCGCAGGCCGGTGTAGAGCATGATCGCCATCGCGAGGTGCGCCGTGGTGCCGACGGGATGGCGCCGGCTGAACCGCTCGATGTCGCGTTCGGTCCACGAGTAGTGGCCGGCGGTCTTCGGCTTCTTGGCGAGCGTCAGGCCGATCGCCGGATTGTCCTTGATCAGCATTTGGCCGACGCACCAGTCAAAGAACGGCTTGAGCGCCTTGATCATGGCGTGCTGCTTGCCGGCCTTGAGCTTGCCGACGATCTTGCCGAGGTGCGCCCGGTCGAGCTGCGCGAGCTGGCGCTCGCCGCGCGCGACGCTGTTGCCCTCGCCCTTCTCACAGCGGAAGGCGTCGAGCGTGTAGCGGCGGTTCTTCTGCGTCGTCGCACCCAGGCCTTCCGTGAAATGCGACGAGCCGTAGTACGCGATGATGGCGGCGTTGAGCGTACCGGCGGGTGATCGCTCGGCGCCGATGACCGGCGGCAGTGCGACGTGACCCTTGAGTGCGTCGGCGTGCGCGGCCATGAACTCGGGCGACCACGGCATGCCCGGCAACGCAATGCGCGGGCTCTGCTTGTTGCGGCGGAAGTAGTGGCGCGGCTGGCCATGCCGGTCCAGGTAGTGGTCGACATATGGGGGCAGCTTCACTTCACGTTCTCCACGTCGTCTACTGTGATCTTGCGCGCCACCATCAGCCGCAGCAGGATCGCCACGGCGGGCGGTATCTTGGACTGATCGAGTGCCCATGCTCGGCTG